AACTAATGGCAACAATGCCTGATGAATTAATTGAATTTGATGATAATACTATCAAAGAAAGAATAGAAACTATAGCTTGGAATAATAGTTTTGGTAATGGAGGAATATATTAATGGATATAAATACAAGGTCAAGAGGATTGGTAGACAACTTGTGTGATTTCAATTTCCATATATTAGGTTGTGGTGCTATAGGTAGTGCCACAGCCTTACAATTAGCAAGAATGGGAGCAATGGACTTCTGCTTATATGATAATGATAAAGTAGAAACTCCAAATATAGGTGTATCCCAATACGATGTTGATGATATAGGAAAACAAAAAGTAATTGCTCTAGGAGATAAGCTGAATCAAATAAATGATAATTGTAATATAATGGCACAAAATGAATTATTTAATAATTATATTTATATGAATAATGACGACATAATCATTTTAGGTTTTGACAGTATGAAATCTAGATTAGACGCAGTTAAAGCTTTAACTAATTGGAAGTATTCTAAGCCTTATGTTTTAATAGATGGTAGAATGGGTGCAGAACACTATCAACAATATACTATCTTAAAGCCTACTTTAAAGAAATACCAAGAGGTATGGTATCCTGATGAAAATGGTAGCGAAGAACCGTGTAATATGAAAGCTACAAGCTATTGTAGTAATATGTCTGGAAGCTTCATAGCTAATGCTATAAGAAAGGTTGTGACAAAACAGCCTTATGAGAAGTTTATATCCTTTCATTTTCCTACAATGTCAATTGAAAAAAGTAGTTGTTTATTTAAATAAATAGTAATAACTTAAGAAGCCTTGAGAGAGGTTATTAATATAATATACTCTAAACCCTCTCTTAAGGCCCTTTCGTTAAACATAGGAGGTGCAAATGGCACTTAAAAAAGTTAAAAGAAAAGCAGTTTCAGATAATCCTAAATCATTGTTAATTTATGGTGCTCCAAAAGTAGGTAAAACTACCATATTAAGTAAGTTAGATAATTGCTTAATTATAGATACTGAACAAGGAGCCAACATGATTGGTGGTTATGTTAAAACAGTAAATAGTAGAGAAGAATTAATCAATCTTCTAAAAGAAGCTAAAGATGGTCATGAATTTGAGTATGTAGCAATAGATACCATTGATAAAATAGCAGATTGGGCAGAGAAAACTGTCTGTAAAGACGAAAATGTATCCGCAATAGCCGATTTATCTTATGGGAAGGGTTTTGCCTTAGTAAGAGAAAAAGTGCTTAATACGATACAATTTATGAAAGATATATTTCCTCATGTAATCATCGTAGGACATAGGAAATGGGCAAGAGCCATAGTAGATAGCAAAGCAATAGTAGAACCTGAAAGTCTGGATTTAACTGGAAAATTAAAGAATATGTTAATGGCAGACTGCGATGCAATAGGTTATGTTTATAGAGACGAAGAAAATAGCAAACTAATGGTATCATTTAAGGCAAATGAAGCATTAGAAGCAGGTAGCAGAAGTCCTCACTTGAGAGGCAAAGAGATAGAGTTTAAATGGAATCAAATCTATAAGGAGAAAAAGTAATGGCTATTTTTAGACCAGAAGTAAAAAGAAATAATGAAACAAACAAGTTTCTAGGAATATGTGAATTCGGTATTATAGACTTTAAAGATAGAACAAATGAATTTGATTGGGCAGATTTGTATATTGATATAGAAATTAAGCAAAAATTCAGTGAATATACAAGAAATCTTCAAATTAAGGGTTCTTTTGATATGGAAAGCACTAAAATAACTGGTGGTAGTGTATTAAAAAGGCTATATCACTTCTTTGATGTTATTGGATGTACAGCAGGATTAAATACTGATGGAGGATGGGAAGATGAAAAGGGTGACAAAATAGAAGATATTCAAAAGTATTTAAGAACTAACTTTATTAAAGCTGGAAATACAGAAACATATGAGCCTCCATTTGATTATATTGCTTATATATATAAAGCAAAACCAAAGAAAGATGGAGATAGAGCATGGATTACTGTTCATCCTAGAGTGTATACTAATACAGAAGACAATAAGGTTAGATTAAAAGAATACATTACTTGGTTAAAAGGAAAGGGTTATGTAAAGGAAGCAACTGAAATAATCCCTACTAAATCAGAAATGAATGGAAGTAGTTTGTCTAATCTATGAACTATGTAGAAATTGCTAAAGGAAATCCTTCTAATAGAGGAATTATTATTCCCACAAATGATTTAAGTACTTATATAAGCAGAGATACATTATATAGAAGTGTTTATTTATATGATGAATCTGCATTAGAGTATGTTAATGAAAATGGAAGTTTAAAGAATTTCTTTGGAATTAGATATATTGATAAAATTCCAATAGATATTGATAAACAAGATAGAAGCGATGAAAAGACTTTAGATATTTTAAGAAGTATTATCTTAGAGCTGGAAGAAGCAGATATTGGTTGTGAAAGCTTCCAATCTTATTTTTCTGGCTCTGGATATCATCTTATATTATCAGGAGCTTTGTTTAATTTTAAACCTGGAGCTGATTTACCATTTATAGTCAAACAAACTATAAAGAAATTATTACCTGAAGTTGATTCAAGTATTTATATGAGAACTGGTATTTATAGATTGCAACATACTATAAATTATAAAACAGATTTATATAAGATACCTTTGTCTAAAGATGAAGTAATGAATAAAGAAGCTAAAGAAATTATTGAATTAGCTAAATCTTCTCGTATTGATTTTAAATATCATGAATTAGTTGGAAATGGTGAATTAGAAAATCATGTAATTACAGAAGTACCTGATATAAGAGTATTTAATAAAATATCAGAGCCAAATAAAATTATACCATGTGTTCAGTCGATGCTTAAAAATGGACCACAAGAAGGAAGTAGACATATTACAGGAATGAGAATAATTAGTCACTTTAAAAGACATGGTATTCCAAGTCATTATGCTAAACTATCTATGTTACATTGGAATAATAAGAGTATGCCAGAAACTAGTGTTTTAGAAATGGTGGAAAATGTTTATAATAGGAATTATAAGTATGGATGCCATGACAGCGTAATGATGAAGCATTGTAAAACACAATGTATTCATTTCATGAGAAAAGATTATTTGGTTGATATTAAATCAGCAGATGAAATGCAAGGAGAATTAGAGGATAGATTAACAACTGATTTTAGTGGAAAAACGATTGATTTAGGAAAGGCTTTAGGAATTAATAAAGAATCAATAATATTTCCAGGAGAATTAGTAACCATATTTGGTCCTACTGGTTCAAATAAAACAACTTTTGCACAAAATTTAGCTTTAGGGGTCGACTTTGCTAATAATAGAATAGTCAATGAATGGCATATTCCTACATTGTTTTTAAGTCTAGAGCTTTCTTCTTGGTATGTTCATAGAAGACATTTGCAAATAGTATCAGGTAAAACAAAAGAAGAAGTAAATAGAAATTATAAGAATATTTATGAAGCAAATAAAGAGAGCTTGCAACATATTATGGTTCAGACAATATCTCCTACTTTAGATAAAATTTATGAAAAAGTAAGAGAATTACAACCACAATTAGTTATTGTAGATTATATTGACTTAGTTGATACTCCTGTAAGTTATAGAGGAGAATATGAGAAAATTAAGTATATATCACATGGTTTATCTAATATGGCTGTAAATAATGATTTAATCGTAATACAAGTATCTCAAGTTAGCAGAGAATATAGCAGAAACGAAGTGCTTGACTTGTATGCAGGTAAAGGAAGCGGTGCAATTGAAAATGCTTCTAGGAAAGTAATTGGCTTAAATGGACAAGCTGATTCAAAGGTTAGAACAGTAAAACTTTTCAAAAATACCGATGGGGAATTATTTGATACTGAAGTTGAGTGGACACCTAGTTTTAGATTAAGGAGAACCTAAATGAAAAACTTAATAACATTATACTTTCTTGATGATAGAACAATATTAATATTGTTTAAATTAATCAAGTTTGGAATAATTAAAACTAAAAGTTCTGGATTTTCAGGATACAGTATAGTTTTTGGTATATGGAGAATTGAAATTCAATTTAATCTATCATATGTTGAAAACAATAAAATAATATTAAATAAGAGCCAATATGGAAAAGCATAAATATAATAGCAAACCTAGAAGGGGGCGAAAGTCCCCTAATAGGTTAACAATTTGGGAAGAAAAATTTAGTAGAAAACTAAGAAGAAATCATAAACAATTTGCTAAAAAGGTGTTTCATAGATTGATGAAAAAGTCTTCTACTTTAAGAACAACTCTAAAGAGGAGAAGTAGAGAATATGAAGTTAAATTCGATATCTCTCTTGAAGAAGTTAGAGAACTCTTATACAGAGTTTACGGAAAAAAATGTCGTTATTGCAATACAAAACTTGTTGTTAGTAATATGGCATGTGACCATATCTTGCCTTTGTCTATGGGCGGTGTTTCAACTCCTGATAATTTGCAAATGATATGTAGCAGATGTAATACAAGAAAGGGTCCATTAACAGATAAACTTTTCGGAAAACTATTAAGATGGCTATCTCATCAAGATGATGAGCTTGAAAGATATGTTTTAAGAAAAATGTCAAGTAGAGATTTTTAATAATTAGGGTAAGCGACACGACAGCGGTGAACAGCTGTGGAGCTTTGTATTGTGTATGGGGCAATGGATTGAGCAATGTCAATCAAATAGCTTACCCTAATAAATTGGAGAAAAAATGAATTTACCTTTAATATTATTTATTGCATTTATATGCTTTCTTTGTATAAGTATACTAATATATTGTATAAATGATTTAGTTAAGGATTTTAAGAAAATGGGTGAAGATTATAGAAAAGAAAGGAAAACCCAAAAAAGAAGGAGGTGGTAATGTCAAGACACATTAAAAATTTAGAAAAAGTCTACGATATACTTGTAGCATGTAGAAAAATCTTTAGGGATTTGAATGGTGATTCTATTACTTCGCTA